TAGCTGATGACGCGTCTATATTAGCGCCAAACGGTTATATTATAGATGCCGTAACAAATTTCACAGACAACGATCTTACTGTAAATATAACAAGCCTAACTAGAATTTCTATTCCTGTTGAAATAAGATAAATTATTAGTTTAAAATAGAATGAAATTCATAGAATTAAAATTAAATTATGAGAAATATTCATAAGAATTTAAATGACAATTAAGCTTATTATAAAAAATCTTATTCAATCATTGATTAATGGCGAGAATATTATTTTTTTAGACCAAAACGCGCCTAGGCCAGCCCTTCCTTATTGGACAATTAGAATTTCTTCTCAAAGAAAATTAGGTGAAGATTATTATGGTAATGGCGTTGATAATGATGGAGATCAAATAGTTAGCGGAGTTCGCGAAGCTACGGTGCAAATACAAAGATATGGGAAAAATTCAGACGAATCTTGCGTTGATTTGAGAAATGTTTTATCTAAAATAACTGTTTTAGAGTCTTGGCAGAAAGAAAAAATTGCTTTATTTAAAATAAATGATGTTTTAAATGTCCCGTACGAATTAGATAATTCACAGCTTGAGCCGAGAGCCAGCTTGGATTTATTTGTAAGATTTGGCACAGATATTAATGATAATGTTGGGGAAATTGCGTTCGTTGAAACAAATGAAGAATTTTCATAAATTAATATAAACTTATTATATTAAGTTATGAATTTTAATTATGCTATAGTTTTTTTTGATTTATGGAAGAGGGTTTAAATGTCAACACTTGACGATATTGTTTCTACACAAATTTCTTTACAGACAACCAGCGTTTCTCGCGGGGATTTTGGTACGCCAATGATAGTTTCCCCTTTAATGTCTTTCCCTGAGCGGGTGCGAGTTTATAATAGTTATTCATCCGCAGCGGAGGACAATTTACCATATTTATTATTAACTGCTTTGTCTGATAGTTTTAGCCAGATACCGCGCCCAAGGCAAGTTAAAGTTGGCCGCAGGGATGTATTGAAAGCGGTTATTGAGGTTGTAGATTTGATTCCTCTTGCAACATATTCATTTAAAGTAAATGGAGAAGTTTATAGTTTCTCTGCGGATAGCACGCCAACAAAATCAGAAATTGTAATAGGATTGGCGGCGGCTGTTACAGCAGATATTGATGAAGTAATTACTGCAACAGTAGCTGGCGACGCTCTTGAAATCGCCTGGGTTGGCGCTCCTGGGTCTGTTGAAATGGTTAGCAATTTGCAGTGGGGGGCAATTTCTCCATTGTCTTCAATAAGCGCTGTATCTTCCGACCTTAACGCAATTAAAGATGAAGATAACGGGTGGTACGGCCTTGTGATGACAGAGAGGTCGAAGCAAGTACAAATTGACGCCGCGGAATGGACAGAATCGAACGATAAATTATTTATAACTGCAACAAGTGAAGCTGATGCATTGAATCCGGCTGTAGCCGACGATTTAATAAGCACATTAAAAAATTCTAGATATTTTAGAACGGCAGTTATCTACCACACTAATGCAAATTCCGAATACCCAGACGCCGCCTGGGCAGCAAGAGTATTTACAATTCAGCCAGGCGCTGAAACTTGGGCATTAAAATCTTTAGCCAGCATTACGCCTAGCAATCTAACTAGCACTCAAAAACAAACTATTTTAAATAAAGGCGGCAATACTTTTGAGTATTATCAGGCTCAAATAACACTAACGAATCCAGGAAAAGTTTCGGCTGGAGAATGGATCGACGTTATCCGTTTTAGAGATTGGCTAAAAGATACAATACAAGTGAACATGGTTCAGTTAATGATAAATAGAGACAAAGTTCCATATACGGATCAAGGAATTCAATTGTTGGTAAACAATTTAAGAAAGTCTTTACAAGAAGGGCAAAATTCTGGCGGCATTGCGCCAGATGAATTAGGAGAAAATGGTGAAAATGTCCCAGGATTTTTTATTACGTATCCAAGATCTACAGAAATTGCCCCAAGTATTAAGGCTTCTAGAATTTTGTCGTTAGGTTTTAACGCGCGCATTGCTGGAGCGATTCACGTTGTTGACATTAACGGATCGTTAGCGTATGAATTTTAATTTTTTGGGGAAATAAATGAGCGCGACTTTAACAGGAACTTATGATCCTTCGCAAGTTATATGCACTATTGGCGGAGTGATAATAACAGGATTCAGTGACGGAGACGCGGTTATTGCGCGTCGATCGGAAGATATGTATTTTACTCGCGTCGGCACTGACGGAGGCGTCGCCAGATCAAGAAATGCAAATAAAATGGGAGAGTTTGAATTTAAATTACTGCAAACTAGCAAAGCTAACGACCTTTTGTCTTCTCTGTTAGCAATCGACAATTTAAATAGTGACGGACTTTCTATTGTGCCAATTGGCGTTTTGGACGGGTCAGGGAGATCATTAGCCGCAGCAACGCAATGCTGGATAAAAAGCGTGCCAGAAGCAACTTTTGGTCAGCAAGTATCTGAAAGAATTTGGATCTTTACGGCAGCAGATTTAAAAATATTTCACGGCGGAAATTAAATAATTTAAATAAGAAAGAATTTAAATGCAACAAGAAACTTTTATAATTGGGTCAAGAGAATTTACTTGTTTTAGGATGAATGCTTTCGCGGCAAATAAATTATTAATTCGATTACAAAAAGTTGTGATGCCTATTATTGGCTCTTTAATTGGAGCAGGTAAAAGTTTGGGTGACGTAGATATTAAAGAAGCCGCTCAAGTAATTGCTTCAAATCTTGAAGAATCTACAATAGATAATATTGTTTTGCCTCTATTTTCAGAATCTAAAGTTTATTGCGTAGAATCCAAAAAATTTATTAAAAATGGGACAGACATTGACCAATGTTTTACTACAGAAAATCTTTTTGATTTTTATGAATTGATTTTTGAAATAGGGAAGTATCAATTTTCCCCTTTTTTCTCAACGCTGGTGGCGCGCTTTGGCGCTCTGACCAGCGTAGAAAAGAACAAATAAAAATACCAGGAGAATTAGATGAAAAATTGTCTGGCGATTTATGGATATGGAGGCCGATTCTTGCAGAAAAGGTATCTTTGCGAGAAGTTAAAGAAGGAATCGCGACGATAGAAGATTTGCAAATATTAAACGCGCTGCTTGACATGCAAGCAGATATTGAATCTGTTCAATACGAATCTACAAAATTAAATAGGTGATAAATTGATTGTTAGAGAACTAATTACAAAACTAGGTTTTTCTTTAAATCAATCAAACCTAAATAACGTTGAAAAAAGTGTAGATAGTTTAAAAGGTAGGGCGGAAAAAGCTGCGGGGGCTTTTAGAAACATTGTCGCAGCTTTTGCTGGATTCGCATCAGTAAAAAATATTATAAATGTCGCAGACGAAATGCAAAATATTCGCGCGCGAATAGAGCAATTGCCTCAAACAATAGGTGATTCTGGGCAAGCTTTCGACGATGTAGCTAAACATGCGAATGCCGCAGGTGCAAAAATTGATGCTTATGCGTCTTTATATACAAGAATCGGTAACGCAGCAAAAGATTATATTACTACTCAAAAAGATTTGATTGTAATAACAGATACTATTTCTCACGCATTGGGCGTGAGCGGGGTAAGCGCTCAAGAGGCGTCTTCTGTTATGACTCAATTTTCACAAGCGCTATCTTCTGGCGTTTTGCAGGGGCAAGAATTCAATTCAATGGCAGAAGCCGCTCCTCAATATTTAGATAAACTTTCGGAAACTATGCAAATTCCGAGGGAGCAGCTTAAAAAAATGGCTTCTGACGGTAAATTAACCGCAAAGGCTGTAATTGAAGCCACGCGGCAAATGTCTGGTTATTTTAGCGAAAAATTTAATAAAATGCCGATTACTGTAGGAAGGGCAATAACAGTAATTGGTAATAGATTCGCTAGAATGATAGATAAATTAAATAGAGACTCTAATTTTATAACTAAAATCGCAAATTTTATTTTAGCAGCGTTCGATAAAATAGAGGGCGGAATTAGATTTCTAATTAATTCTTTTGGCGGAATAGGTAATATGCTTAGGTTTGTTGGAACTGCTATTGGCGTTGCATTCGGAGCAAAAGCAATTGCAATTTTAATGTCTTTTAGAGCTGCAACTTTTTTAGCTTTGCTTCCATTTATTAAAATGGCTTCATTAATTACTTTGGCATCTTTATTAATTGAAGATTTGTATGTTTGGGTAAATGGAGGAAACTCGGCAATAGGAAGGTTCGCTGGAGAATGGGAAAAAGTAAAATATACAATATTAGGAGTGGCTACAGCAATTGGAGCCGCGGCTGGAGTTTTTGCAGTATGGAAAGCTTCCATTATTGGTTATTCATTAGCTATGCGCGTTTATGAGGCAGCAATAATTGCTGTAGCGGCAGCAAAGCGCGGTCTTGTGGCTGTAGCTTTTGCACTAAATTTGGCATTGGCAATCACGCCAATTGGCGTAATTGTAGTAGCTATTTTTTCTTTGATTGCTGCTGGAACGCTTCTTATTGCAAATTGGGAAAATGTTAAAAATTGGTTTTCTGGATTATTTTCTTGGTTCATAGATAAATTTACTGATCTTGGAAAATTTGTAAATAAAATTTTTGGGAAATTAGGTGATTTTTTTGGAATGGGTTCTATGTCAATAGAAGGAAAAAATTCAAATATTTTACAGAATTCAACAGTAGAAAAAAATTCTAATATTTTGCAAACTGCACAAGTTACTCCAGCAAAATTTTTGCCAAATTCAATGGGAATAGGAGCAACAAATTTACAATCTAATACAAATGTAAATATTACCGTCCCGCCAGGAACTACTTCTGAGCAAGTAAATATATTACAACGCGCTTCCGAGCAGATTTTTTCAAAAGTAAATAATGATAAGTTCGCACGCGATCTTTCAGTCTACTCTCCATAAGGAAAAAAATGGTTGGATTATATTTTGGAGGGCAATGGTTCGAAACAATTTTTGGGAATGCGTACGGTAATATTGAACTTGATGCTAATTTAGAAGAAAATCACGAATGGTCTGCGGAGATTACAAGTAACCCTGTTGAAACTGGCGCTCCAATTTCAGATCATATTATCGATCAACAAGATAAATTAAAAATAAAAG